ATTTATTATAAAAAAACTAATCGATTGGAATTAGTTAGAGCAGTTATCGGCTAAACCTGCTTCCATGAGGAAGTGGGTTCGGTCCCAGTACTTAGCTTGAAGTTCTGGATCGCGATGACTAGGTGCAGAGATGCGGCTTGTCAGCTCGATGTAATTTGGAAATCGATGAAGTTGTTCAGGTTTCAGTCGTAGACCAAGTGGGTCGTAGAGTGATGCGAGGCCTTTCGGGTTGGCTTTGTAGCCTTTGGCTTTGAGGTCTTCGAATATGTGTTGGCATATTGCGATGATGTGGATGTTACCGGCAGCAGCGTGTGCTATTCCGATGCATCTGGCCATGAGTAGGTCGGGCATGTCACGATTTGACTTAGGGTACAGTAGGCGAGCGAGGAGCTCTTCTGCTGGTCGGGTGGGGTAACCGTTCCAGTTTTGATAACCTAGGACCCAAGCTCCTTGAATGGAGTTGGAAGTCTTGCACTTTCCGGCGCTTAGTTTTGAGCCAAAGCGGCGTTGAGCCTCGATTGATAGTTGAACCAAGAATTCAGTGAGCGTTTCAGTTGGTAGCAAGGTAATGATTGTGAATAGGCAGTCGTCTCCCATCAGTTTGAGAAAGAAGTCGTCTGGGATTGGAATCCCGAGAGCGGATAGACATGTGATGATCATAATACCGTTGTAGATTGAGTCAAAGAATTGGGTGCAGAAAATGCCTGAAGGCATTCCGGCCCAAAGTCGTTTGAAGACTCGACCAAGAGGTGAGACGCATAACATGTTGAAGTAGCCATTGCACATCCATGACCATAAGCGTTCGAGACGTTCAGGTGATGTTTTTGGATGAGGGTAGGTGCGTGTAGGACAATATTTTCCGCAGAAGCAAAAGAATGTTTTGACTTCGTTGAGGATATCTAACCAGACAGAGAAGTAGACTCTCATGTCGAATTCGGACCAGTCAGTGTTGATGACAGGGAATTGGTTGCAATATTCTGAGTGTAAGCGGTGCCAGCCACCATTGAGGGTTTCGTAGTTCCAGAGAATGGGGGTTTGCAAAATTGAGAAGTAGTGAGAGAAAAGAGGCCAAAAGAAAATGGCTTCGACGAAGATGAAGTATTTGGGAATACCCCAGACAGTGCGTACTTTTTCAGGGTCAGTCAGAGCGACCAGTGCAGGTTTGACGTGCAATTGGATGAGGTCGGGGACGTGCGTGAGCAGTCCTTTTTTTGACATCGTGTACTATTTTGCGGGCATGGATGAATATGTCGTTATACAGGTTGGCAAACGAGGGTTTCGTGTTGCGGATAAGTCCAGCTTCTTTGCGAAGACGGAGTTGTTCCCGTATGTGAGGATCGATGGAGTAAGGGCGTTCAGCGTTCGTGTCTGTTTTCCAAGGGTACCAACGGAGGTCGGTGAAGTGTACTGGATGCATTTTCCATTTTGGACGAAAGCGGTTAATTACGTGCTTGAGAGCGAAGTAATAGTGTTCATCTTTAATGATGGAGTGTTGTGGTACATCGTACTTGATGAGGAAAGATTCAGCGTGAACTGGATCGGACGTGGAGCGTTTATAGCCGTAGAGAACTCGTTGTATGACGTCTAAAGGAAACCAGAAGGCGTACATTGCTATTGTGAATGAGACAGTGACGAAGAGGGATTGAGCCCAGTCGTTTTTCTGAACATTGAATGGCGGAGTGTGAGCGTG